GGACCTGGGCCGTTTACACGGGCTGGGTCGAACTCCAACGCTGAGAACGAGAGGACTCGCCTAGCTTCATAACCTGTAAAGAAAGTAGGAGATGAAAAGCCTGACGAGACTCTGGTCTGAACTGGCGCTGGATTGCGCCGAACAGTGTGACACGAGCAGCGACCGAGACATCATTACAATGCTCGATCGCGTCAAACACGAGGGTGACAGTTTTCTGACCATCACACTCCCCGCCTTCGCCTCAGATTTCGAAAGATCTCTGGAGCTTGGGCTCGTTGACTCTAGTCGCTTCGTTAGTTTCAAGAAGCGCTTTGGGCTCCCCGCATTTCTGCGAGGTTTCCTTAGTCAAGTGTTTGATATACGTACTGGTATGCTCCGCGAGCACCCCAGCGAAGCCGCCATCCGCTGCATCCGTCAACTCACGCTCTTTTTCAAAAAGATTGAGCGCGACACGACTGACCGGCGAAAGCGACAAGCTGAGAATGCTTACGTAAATTGTGAGGTTGATTTGGAAGCTACGGAGGAGCGATTAAGTGCTGAACAACGGCACGACTTCTCTCGTAGTTTCGCTTGGTTGTACTCGGATGTCCTCAACGACCTTACAAGGTCTATCGAGGCGCACGATGTGCGACCCAAGCACGGTCCCGGTTCTACCCAAGATAAACTCCTGGGGAACCGAAAGTGGAGCTTTCCTACGTGGACGGCTCGACTTGAAGCACTGTTTCCGTACGCGCGTTTTTGCACGCATACGTGGCAGAAGACTTCGGACTACAAGCACAACCTCCTCCCAGCGGACCAGGAGCCACCCGTAAAGGTGGTTTTTGTTCCAAAGACTCAGAAGACCCCAAGGGTGATCGCCATGGAGCCTACGCACATGATGTACGTGCAGCAGGCCCTGATGACCACTCTCGTTCCGTTGTTGGAGCGCTCCAGAATAGGGGCGTCCCAAGGATTCACCGACCAGGTTCCAAACCGCCAGAAAGCGCGGCAAGGTTCTGTTGATGGATCTATAGCAACGATCGATCTCTCTGAGGCTAGCGATCGGGTGTTAGCGTCGTTGATAGCTGACGCGTTGACACCTTGGCCCACCGTTAAAGATGCGGTGATGGCCAGCAGGTCTACTAGCAGCTTGCTTCCGTCGGGCCGAGTAATCGGTCTTAAGAAGTTTGCTTCTATGGGGTCGGCCCTGTGCTTTCCTATGGAGGTGATGGCGTTTTCCGCTGTCATCTTCACGGCTATGCGACAGGCTGGCGGACATTCTGCACCTGAGGCCCTTCGGGCCTTTGCTGCAGGAGAGGTACGCGTCTATGGGGATGACATTGTTGTCCCCACGGATAGTGTCCTTTTCGTTGAGGAATACCTCGAGGCCTACGGCCTAAAGGTAAACCGCTCCAAG